GAAGATGAGACCGAAGATGAGACCGATGAAGATGAGACTGAAGATGAGACTGAAGATGAGACCGAAGATGAGACCGATGAAGATGAAGCGCCACCGGGATACCTTGAAAGCGACGAAGATGTACCATCATCTCAGGGAATGTCTCCTTCGGTCAAGAAATGCCAAACATGTAACAGGAAATTAGACGAGAAAAATTTATGGAAAACTATAATAAAAATTGAACCCGGTAAATACATACCTTTAAATTTTTGCCCACGTGAAGAATGCATGAGTGCTGCAAAATTCAAGAAGGGGAAGAAGGGGAAGAGAGGGCCAAACGGAATAAAACAGAGAAATGGTATATAATTATAATATTTTTCTAATACTAATCCTAGTATTAGAGTATAATTAAGATTTACGCTTTTGGTAGAGCCATGAACGTGAGAAGCACTTTCATGTCACCAGCTGTTATAGCGGCGGTGTTAACTTTTAACGCTGCAAATAGTTCTTGTGGAGTTCCTACGGTTCCTTGTTTTGAAGTCGCACCAATTATCGCTGATCGGGTTAGCATCACTCCCGCGTTGAAATTAACTAGAGGCGCGTCATCAAAGTAACGTGGGATTGCTGATAGGGATGATAACGCAGGGTTAAGTCCAAGATCGAAAGTGGCACCAGTAGAAGTGATGGTGGTGCCATTATTATTTGCATATGCTGATACCGAAAGTAAACCGCTTGGTATTCTTAGTAGGTTAGGATCGGTTACCACTGTCGCCTGTGGTAACCCAGGAGCTTTATTCAAGTTAAGTATTGTACCTGATGAGGCGGTAGCTAATTCTACTGGTGCATAACCAACAAGAGTAATCTCTGTGAGCTTTCCGTCAATTGATGATACTTGCATCCTTCCGACGTTCAGCTCGGATAGTTGTGCAGCAGCATTTGTGATACCAGTAAAGTTCTGGTTAATAAATGACGTTGACATTTACTTTTAATCAATATTTTATTAAGAAACCCACGAAAGACATTTACAATTATAGGATTGAATTCTATCACCAACTCCTTGACTAATGAATGAAAATGCGACCGCAAACTACCAAAGCGAATATGCGTGATATGATCCGCCGCTCTAATAAGAGTACACATAGTGTACAGAGAGAGAAACGTAGGAACAAGAAAGCCATCAAGCGAAGACAACGCAATAGGATTCGCAAGACCATTCCTACCAGGGACGCTCTGTGCCAGTGTGAGATAGGAGAACAGGAAGGCAAGGTTATATGCTCCAATAATTTTATATCTAAAGTTGATGAGGGGACTTTGGGTCTTGGAACTACAGTAGATGTACATATGTTAGTTATTGATGAATTAAAGGAGAAGAACATCCAGTTACAAAACTATGTACGATTTTTATTGTGGAGAATCAACGACCAGGAGCGTAAAGATAATAAAGAGTTAGAAACAATGAACAATGTTCGCATAGGTCAAGCCCGTCATATTCGTAGCATAGAAGCAAAGCTTAGGGACCTAGAGATATCCCCAAGTTTGCAACCCAAAGACATTAAGTTTCAGGAGATCATAGACCTAGCCGGGGTTGCTTGTTAAGATACATGTATAAATTAATATTCCACGCCTTTGTGGCGTGGAATAAATAGACAACTTTCTTATGAATTTAGGGTGATAACAGTATGATAAGTTTCCAGGGCTGAAATAATATTTCCATACTGTTGATACTCAGAATCAGTATCATGTTTAACATGTAACAGCGTCACAGTTAAAGGAAGTCCTTCGCATTTGTATGTACTGGCCACGTTAGTCTTCTCGGTTCTAACAATTTTTTTGTTCAAAGGCCCAATAACTCTGGGTTGGTAGTCGTGTGGGGGTAAATCATGTTTATCTGATAGAGTTCTGGTTTGTAAAGAGACCCAAGAAAGACTCTTTAATTCTTTCTTTTTTCCTATCGGATCATAATCTTGTGGTGTGAAAATTACAATGTATCTACATTCATTTGTTAAAAGACAATACGTCTTAGTCATATATACACTGAGATTGTTAACATTCTTAATCTTTGTCAAAATGGGATGATTAAAATAATCGTCGAAATAACCATAGAGTGAATCTTTTTCAGGCTCGTAAACATCCAAAAGTTCTCCGTAGTGTGTCATTTTTCAACAGGAATTTCTTTTTTAAGTTCGTACTATAAATGAGCTATATTTCGACAACTCAGATGTTTAATACAGGGTTCTTACCATCTAATAGCAACGCGATCCGAGTTCAACAAGGTTTGTTACCGCAGGATTTCGGAAACAACTGTGCCTATAACTATCAAGGTAAGTCCACAGGGCTAGCCGGTAATCCAGTTAATATGTACCCTTCAGGTGTAACACCTCTACCGACCTATGGATGGACCGCTATGTCTACTAAGTACCCGGGGGGCTATCCGCCGTGCACTCAATTCGTACAAGCTCCTTAACCTTGTAAAGCAGGAGTGTGGTCAGTCATCGCTTGTAGTTATAATATAAATTATAATTACAATCTTATCCTGTGAAAAGAAGTTTGTGCTCAACGTCTTCTACGAAGTAAAAATATAATAAAGGATACAGTGATTGTTATCACAAGTAATACAGTCGTAACGATCACATTACACTTGATACCTAAGTTATAGAGCATCGCTTCAGTGCCTCTTAAAGGAGCCAATAGCTTAGGTAAATATCCTTTGTGTTGTAATACTTTGACAGGTTTACTTCCGTATTTCTCACATATAGCGTTTGCAGCTGATCTCCCATTAGTACATGCAAATTCCATCGATACCATTGGAGCGTCTGCTTTGGCGATGACAGAGCCGATATAGAGATTGTGTACAGGAGTTTTGATATTGGGCATGTTCTTCCAACAGTGAGGGTTGATACTTAGTTTGTACTGCCCTACGCGATTGATAATCTTGCCATCTTCATTATTAACCCAATCAGGCCATATGTCGAACCCAACCAGAGTATCCCAAGCGGACTTTCCAGTCTTCGTCCTCAAAGTTTTCATCAGTTTACTTTGACTCAGTTGTTTTAGAGTTTCGTCCACCGCTTCTTCTACACTACAATCGTGCAATACCTTTCCGTTGAGTCCAGGTACCAAATCCAGAACAGTGACCTGTACTATTTCAGCGACACCACATTTATTAACAAATTCGGGTCTCCAACTAGCGGAAAAGTTTTCAAGTACTATCTTCCAAGGTTGGTCTTGTGTACACCCAGTCCCTATTTCAGGAGAAAATTTCTCCGAGAAATATAAAACCATTCCAAACCATAGATTGTTTCCGTACTTCATCAGTTTCGTACTTCTTTTTAGCATTGGTATATTCATTAGGTCGGAGTTCTTTACCAAGAGTTTATTGAGTGATGTTTGATCAATGCATAAGACAAAGTCATCTCCGTATACGCGTCCTTGAGTATCGGTATTCATGGACAATATTTTGTTACAATCAGCGTCATAGTTCAATGAGGTGACTCGAGTTGATGGATAGATGACAACCCCCTGTTTCATAAGGTGCTTAACCCAGGGGTTAAATAGTACCTCCGAATATGGTCCATTAGCCACATATATATCACTTTGTTCAAAATTATTAGAAAGGCTTGCGGACATATATGTCACTTGCCAACCCTTTACAACCGTAAACAGAGTTGCTTTTCTTGCTTCCATCCCTAATATTGGCCCTACGAATTCGTCTACCCAATTAATTGTGGCTTGATCTTGGGGATCCATGTAATCGTAAAATGTTATATCATTCTCTTGAAGACGCTCATCGGAGAAAACCATGGAGTTAGCAATTTTCATTATGAGTCTTAAAAAACTAGCTTTTGAAGGAAAGTTTTTAATATCCAGAGTTTCTCCACCCGCTACTTGCCTTCCAGCTCCTTTTTGTAATTCGTGACTATAATTAGGCAAGGGTACTAAGTTATCGCGCACTGTACCATCCCTGTAAGGAACCCTCGAGACTATCTCAAGGAAATTATAGTAGAAATTAGTCCAAACTCTCCATGCATAAGGCACATAACAAGTATTGGTTTTTACGCTTTTGGCTTGCCCACCGAAAGTAGAACTCGCCTCGTATAATTCTACTTTGTAACCTCTCTCTACCAACTCTAGAGCACAAGACAGGCCAGAGATTCCAGCCCCCACAATAACAATCTTCTTGGTTGTCATTTATCTTAACTTGCGATAATTCCTTTAATACTTACTAAATTACAACATTTTACACTGAACGTTCTAGGTGAATACGTTTAATGATGTTAGACTTAAAAGCGTATTACAAATATATAAACATGACCTCCATATTAGAAGCCGAATATGTCGAACCAACTCGACCTTACTCTCAAAAAGAGTTGATGCACAGACGTGAGAGGTTATATCGCAAATTTCGCCTGGGTGAGTATATAGCCAGACATCAAAGATCTGGGTACTTTTATCGGGTAAGAGTAAATGGTAGAAAAGAACGAGAGATGATTGAGACAAAGATGGATGATGTTGGTAACTGTTCCGTTTCTTGGAAGCTTAGCAAAACCCCGAAATATCTTAAAGATATCGCTATTGATTTGGTAGAAGACTACAGAGAGTATTTTGCACGTGAACCTAAGATTCTTACTTACAGACTTGTGGAGTTAGAAGAGAGGTTCTATAATTGGTTATACGAGGACCAGCACCAACACCGCCGTCGACGAAAATTTCAAAGTTTTGACAAAGATAATTAATCCATTTTTCATACCAATAGTATAAAAAATTATTTGACGATACGGATCCGCATACACTTAAGATCTGTAATTCATAAATTAAATATCATCGAAATTGAAATCCATATCGTCCTTACACTCGAATACGACTCCTGACTCTGCTTCTTGGACAGCTGTAGCTCCAGATGTGCTATCCAGAAAGAATGGTGGTATCTCCTTGTAACCAACTAATTGTCTAGCTTCTTCAGGGGTATATTTATGTATAATATCAAGCTTACTATCTTGAAATTCACGATAGCTTGCTAATAATATATCCCCGGCTTTCATCCAGCAACGCTTACGAAAGCGTCCAGGGATAATAGCTAGTTTTTCCGACTTGTCAGGCAACTTTACCATGATTCTTCTATCACCAAGCATCTTGGTCATAACTACATACTCCTGCATGTCGTCTTTGAACTCAATTATCCTTTTAGTAGAGACTGCGCCTTTTTTATTCTTGGAGTTTTTACTTCTTTTCTTTTTCTTTACCATTTTCTATTATTAGTTTAGTAAAGTTTAAACTAATCAATTTTATTATTACCAGCTCAAGACAAGATATATAACTATTTTCAACTTTAATTTTATTTTGTTATTCTAAAAGAATGACAAAAATAATAGGTTCTTACTTATGGGCCGCCGGGTCCCTACTTTCTCTGTTAGCAGCGATAAGTTTCATTATCGCCCATGACAAGCAAGCAGGTGGTGCTTAATAGTTTATAGATTCTGATCTTCTAACCACTTCTCGCAATCCATAGCAGCTCTACATCCTTCTCCAGCAGCAGTTATTGCTTGTTTATATCTACGACTGCTATGACATACATCTCCACAGCTAAATATCCCAGGAACTGATGTCATCATATTTTCGCGGTTCAGTATATATCCATCTATGTCAGTATCTACTTGTCCACCAAGGAACTTGGTGGATGGATCGTGTCCGATAGCGATAAAGGCTCCTCCACATGATATTTCCTTGCTTTTCGTTTTCGAAAAAGCAAGCAGTGCACCATTTAGTACACCGCTTTCATTTGTCAGCCATTTCTTAACACTAGCACCGGTTATCCATTCAATCTTATCGTTGTCCTTGGCACGTTCAAACATGATCTTACTAGCTCTAAATTCCTTTCGACGATGGATAATGGTTACCTTACTAGCATACCTAGTCAGGAAAAGTGCTTCCTCCATCGCCGAGTCACCACCACCGATAACAAGTAACTCCTCTCCTTTGAAAAAAGCCCCATCACAGGTCGCGCACGTACTTATACCATTAGAACGTAGTTTTTTCTCTCCCTCAGCATTTAACCACCGCGCCTCGGCACCAGTCGACACGATAATAGAGCTAGCTTTTATTTCCCCATCCCCGCAGGTAATTTTGAAAGGTCTCTCTTTCGTGTCTATACTTGTTACATAGTCGTACACTATACGAGTACCAAAATTTACTGCTTGTTTCTCTAGCTCGGCCATCATTTCGGGACCGGTAATACCTTTGGGATACCCAGGAAAATTCTCTACTTCTGTGGTTGTCATCAGCTGTCCACCCTTAGATGGCCCTGTTATTATTACAGGATGCAGCATGGCACGTGCTGCGTATATAGCAGCCGTATATCCGGCTGGTCCACTTCCGATTATCACAACTTTTATTGGGGATGTCATTTTTATAAAGAATGACAATCTTATAAACTGATTCAGGCCACCATCAACGCTTTAATGGTCTTATGTGATTTATAATTAGTGAGGTTGAAGTCACTGGCTTTTAGCTTCAAGATATCACCAATATTCTTAATATTGGGCATTTCTAACGAAGGAGGTGAATAGGGAATACGGTTTTGTTGGAGTATGGCCTGTTTGGTGTGACAACTGTATAGATGAGTATCCCCCATAACCATAGAAAGATAGCGTGGTTTTTTATCTGTTAGTTTCGCGACAGTAGATAATAGCAGTGCCGATGAAGCAATATTGTATGGTACTCCAAGGAAAAGATCTTGACTCCTATTATAACAAGACATATCTAAAAATTGATCTTGAACATAAAATTGTATGATGATTGAGTGACAAGGATAAAGGACTCCTTCGGCGGCTTGGGCCGGGTTGTACGACGTCATTAAAATTCTACGTGAATGTGGGTCGTTCTTGATCAAATTGATCACGTTGGATAGCTGATCGATCCCACCCTTGGGAGATATAGGTCTTCCTTCTTTGTCTATAATATAGGGAGCATTGAAATGTCGCCATTGATAACCATACATCGGTCCCATGACTCCGGGGGCATAAGGCAAACTCTGTGACGCTAAGAAGGCCTTACTGGTATTTCCTTCCCAAATTTTCACCCGGGCATTGGATAGAATTGTACTGTCCGTTTCGCCACGGAGGAAGAAAAGGAACTCTTCCAATATTCCACGCATAAACATCTTTTTAGTCGTGAGTAGAGGAAATCCTACCCTAAGATCAAACCTCATAGTATTCATAAATAAAGCTTTCGTATCTCCATTCCTGCTTTTTCGCGCCGTTCCATTTGTATAGACATCTCGGAGTAAGTTTAAGTATTGGTATTCACCGTCGTCCTCGTGATGCCGAGGTTCTTTAAGAGGACTAGAGCTAAGTATTGGGAGTTTCTCAAGGACTTGATAGACGTTACCAGTAACGGGAGAGATCTCTTCCTTCGTTATTACGAATGTATTTAACCAGTCCAAATTAAAGTAGGTATCGCACTCGAATACCCCTTTAATGATAGTTCGATATATTCTTCTAACTTGCCCTGTTTTTATCGCAGATTCATATACCTGTGCCCCTCCTGCTATAATTACAGTCTCTTTTTCCCGTGACTTGATATCAGTAAGAGAGTGGATGAAACACACTTTACACTTCCAGTCAGTAGAATCAGGGCTGCCCCTGGTAAGACATAATACTCGACGTTTCTTCAGAACTGGCAGGGTCTCGGCTGTCTTCCTTCCAACTATAATAGTACTATTAAGGGTAGTAGCACGAAAGTGCTTAAGATCCTCAGAACAATACCAAGGTATATTACCCTTATACCCAATCCCATTGCGGGAGTCCATCGCTACAATAAGTTCCATTTTTGTTATAATATTAGTAGCTGTTTAAGCAAAATCAAAATTATAACAATATTCATTGTACATGATAATTTATAAAAAACATCTTTTCATATAAATGTACAGTGATGATGATTTAGACGAAAAACGTGACTACGGAGATGGTTATGGAGATGACTACGGAGATGACTACGGAGATGACTACGGAGATGACTACGGAGACTACTCAGGAGATGACATCGAGTATGATGGGGATTCTGGTGAAGAATGGACGACTGAGTTTAAGGACAGAGAGAGAACAGGTGGTAGCATAGGTTGTTGGGCGACAGATAATAAAGGGGTGCCTCTCAAAACTCAGTCACCATTAGGAAGGTTTTGTTTGAAAGTAGACGCGGTATCTAGGAATATTAGTTCGGAATGTAATTTCCCCATTAGGCAAGGGGAAATCCAGAAATTATTGGAAAAGAGCCAGGAACTACACAGAGTAGAGTTTAAGAATCCTACAGCATTTGTTCTTGGCTATTTAGCCACGTTAGGAGGTACCAAAGTTATTAAAAAGAGTGCTTTGGATTCGGTATGGGGTTGTTATAAAAAACTTCAGAATGTTAACACAGATTTCACTATTAAGAAACCTGATATTATTCGTTATGCCAGATTGTGGCATAAGTAACTTATATAACCAGATGGTTATATAACCTAGCAAAACAATCACATATACATACCCTCGCTATCCACATCTTCGAAATCGCTATCTATGTTATTCCTTGTGTCGAATGCGGCGTGTACGTAACGGTCCTCCATTCTATTTACGGCCTCTTCGGCTGCCTTTACTGCACACTTCACGATACAAGGATGTACGTGTGGGAACATATCCGTATAATTAGGGCGTAGAGTTCCTGGTGTTACAGTTATGTTAATAATATCTTCCATGATTATAGGAACAAGTTCACCAAATACATATCCAATATCTTTCATCTCCTTGTGCCATAATTCTTCTCTCACTCTCGCTTCCATTCGCTCTTTAGTTTCTCCCATTATAATTTCCTGAAGTCCCGGGGGAGCCTCCATCATTGTCGATGAAAGACGCTGATAACAGAGTTCTTGTAGTGTAAATACCATTCTCGATAATTTTTCACAGAGAAGAGATGATAACTCGAATTTATTTACAAGCACGATGTTTAAAGGCGGAATAATTAGGTATTAAATATGCACGGTATAGATTGGTCATCGACAAGGTACAAACTAAGACTACGAGTAACCTTGGACTGGAAAAAGTACGAGGAAGGAGGATTAGAATTACCTCCTCCAGAACTAGGAACATGCAAAGAATGGAGATTCGAGATTGCTGCAGATCAACTTTCTGCTATTTTCTCTGCTACGTGGGAATGTAGAATGGTCCCCAGTGGTATAGATTTGGATGATATCAGTAAATATATAATTCCTTATATAAAATTAGACTAGATACTAATTCTTTTAAGCTCCTTAAGATACCTAGTCCAATTATCGGACATCATCTTCTTACCTACCACAACAATGGGAGAGACTTTTACGTTTAGATTATAAAGATCTCGGTTAATGATAACTTGGCCATTAGAGAAACTTATTCCATCGATGGATTGAATACCCCCTTCTTTATACTCTATGTCGTCAGATGTTATAACTTTGAATACCATAGCCATAAATATAACCGATAACAGGTGTCTAGATTGTTTAAGGGTCAATGAGTGTTTAGTTTTCATTCTTGTTACGAAGAGCTCGATCAATAGTTCTTTTACACTTTTCTTACGAATACTGGACCAACTATTACGTGATATTCGCATGTTACTCTCGTATTCATCAAATACTTTCTTTTGTTTAACTCTTTCCTGAGGAGAGCATAGTCCTAACTTGGTAACGAGAAGATCGTGAACTTCATCATGAACTTGTTTAGGATTTTTACGTTCTATCTTATAACTAAAGTGTTTCTTACGATAACTGCAACACAAGAAATCCTTAGAAATATATGTTCCATATGGTGTTTTACCGTACGCGAGGTCCTCAAAAACATTCTCCCAAAAAGTGTCGCTAGTGTGTGGGCAGCATTCAAGGAAAATAGGGTAAACGATTTCCTTCTTTAACGGCATACTCTTAAATATAGGTAATAAACCTTTAAAGTAAAGAAAATTATTATGTCCAACTTTTCAATTACTAAGTAAATATAAATATGATATTTAGTCTAAGTATTCGGAAACATAAATAAAATGAAAATTTATACCAAGACTGGCGATCAAGGCACAACATCATTATATGGCGGGGGTAGAATACATAAAGATACTATAGTATTTGATGTTTTAGGTGAGAATGATGAACTATCAAGTAGAATTGGGTATCTTTGCGCTCTATTAGAGAACCCACGGCGCGAACCCATATGTGATTGTGCATCTAAACCTGTATGTTGGCACGCACGTCATCAATGCGACATTCTTTCGATGCTGAGAAGTATTCAGGGAAACCTACAAGATATCAATGCTATAATTGCTGGTACATTTTCAACAAAAAAGCTTCCTTGCTTTCCAGACTCCAATATTACAGAAATAGAAAAACTTATTGATAGCTTAGAAGGAGAGAACACAAAGCTAACAAAATTTATTCTTCCGGGCGTCACACAGATTGATTCACAGGCTCATATGTGTAGAACCCAAGCTCGTAAAGCGGAAAGGTACATCTATCGTCTCCATCATTCTACAGAAAAAATAGGAAATTTGAAGGGACGAAAGAAAGCTATTCTCGAATTAGGCAGTGTACATATTCAACCTTCTATCCTAAAGTATTCAAACAGATTGAGTGACTTTTTCTTCGTTGTAGCTCGCTGGCTATGCCGATATATCAGCGGTAAGAAAGATGTGTACAAATAAATATTCAGCTGTTTAAAAGGAATAATCATGAAGATAAAATATGTCTCAACAAAAGACCTACACAGTTAACAACCGTCGTCAATTAGTGGACCTGAACGGGGACTCTAAAAACTTTGATCTTACTTTCACATGTACATCCAAGGATGGCACCTCATTTGATGTTCTAGTAGTAGACCAAGCTACGCTAGATTCTACCCCAACTCTTCAATATAAAAAAGCTAACGGTACTATATCGGGGAATATTGTAGCTGACAAGGACGTGTATCAGAATTATTTCCTTGTTCTGAAAGCAGATAAACCTTGCGAAGTCACAGTTAAGACTGTCAAGAAAGATATTTCGCCTAATTTACCTCCACCGAGAAATACACAATCCTCGTTAGCACAGCGACCCCCTGCTCTAAAACCCCCTACACGACTAAATAAAAGTAACTGGAAGCTTATAGCGATCGTGGCGATCGTTCTAGGTGGTGGGGTTCTTCTCTATTATTTATATAATCAGAAAAAAAATACGACAGTTGAAGGGCCGAGTTCAGTCCCTCTTTCACCAGCCACATCAGTAGCATCAAATCCCGCTCCCGCTCCATCTCCCTCACCCGCTCTTCGTACAAGCCTCCTAGATCGTCTTAAAACTTTAGATATGTCAATGTGATCTAAAAGTAATTTTACTGATTAGAAAACATGACTACCATACCCGAGTTAATACAGCAAAGCCTCTCCATGTTAGGTGGGAATCTTAACGACAGTTTTAGTGGTAGTATGAGTGACATTCTCCAACAGCAAGGTATAAATATGCAAAACTTGTGGAGACCATCCATTGACATGGTTGAGACAGAAGAAAACCTTCAGATTTACATGAACCTAGCCGGAGTACCAGAAGAAAGCATAGACATAGATTTTTTCAATAATAGGGTGTCTGTCAAGGGAGAGAGACTATATCCCGGTATTTCTACTGATACAGAAAAAACTCAACTTCGTAAGGAAATCATATATGGTAAGTTTGAACGTAAAATTGTTCTCCCGATCAGTATTACACGAAAAGAAAGTGTCTCTATCAATATGAAGTACGGAGTTTTGACTATTACTGTTGATAAAACTGTAGAGAATCGTAATAAGTTCTCCCTTAAGGTAAAAACTAAGGTTCCTGAACTATAATTTTTATATTTCTTGGTAGAATATAAAATGGTAAGTATCGGTCCATACTCTGAGTCTATGAACTTTAGACACATGTTTGATATACCTGACTTGCGTGGTCACCTACCCATAAAAGTGGCATGCCCTAATTCTCTAACGGGGATAATAAATAAACACCCCGATTTCTCTCGGTTCAGTTACATGCTAAAACTAGCCAAGATGGATGATCTGTATAGCGATCCTCAAGCTAATTTCACAATTTTTGTTCCGTCCGATGATGCGTTGAAACACGTTGATAATAATGTTTTTCTTAATATGGACGATAGTACGGCAAGACATATTATAAAAAGTAGTACGCTTAAACGTAGGATACCGTCAGCTGTGTTATTAGATAGTCCAGCTTCCTGGCTACACACCAGAGACCCTCCTAATAGGCTCTTCGTCACGAATATGAACGGGAGAATCTATGTAAACAACACTATTAATATTATTCATAAGGACATGCAAGCTTCCAACGGAATCATCCATGTAATAGACGATCTAATCTGGCCAGACATGGTAGGAAGTGCTCAGTATTAAGAAAATATATTTTCTATAACCACGTGGTTATAGAATTAAGTAAGTTCGTGTTTATACTCTCTTCAAACTAAAATATGCAGAAATTTGATTTCTAGGATTAGGTTCGTGTGGAGAGTAATTTTCGGGTAATGTAGTTCTAAAAAGTTCTCCGTTGGGCATATGAACAGAGAAGCGAAGGTTATCATTTGGTTTGAACTTAATAGTCTGAACTGCTCCATCGCCATCTATTTTAATAAATGTCGAGTTAATAGGGTTAGGAACGTCGTCGATTGCCGCGCGAAATAGCATACTCGTTGAACTAGGGTTATTAGAATATATAATATTTTTGAGTCCTCCCCCGCTTGCATCTACATTTCTTAATTCTACATACACATACGGGTAGAATGCAATCAACGCGCCCTTATCTACAGCTAGTTCGGAGTTGGGGAGCACCAAATTAAGAAGCTCTACTTCATAACACACTAAATCTTGTTGAGAAACAAGACTTCCAGTGTATACAAAAGGATTCATATTATCATTAGAAAATTGAAGCAGACATATATTTTGAGCGGTACTGGAACTAGGAGTCAGTGCGTCAGCTCCGCTGAGAGAGAAAGGGAACCCTGGGTCTACTATACCCGATGTAATTGTGAAAGGAGTGCCAGCTGCTGGCACTGCGGTAAACGGAGTAAAGACTGTTGCAGTACGTGCTGTTATAAACCCAATTGAATTTCTAATAATAGTATAGCTCTGTATCAATCTTAGGTTAGTTCCTATCTTTATGTAAAGATTATTATAGAATCCTGGGATATCCGACGCAGAAGCCGGGAAATTAACACTGTCAATTGTTGCTCCAATAACAGAATCTCGGTAATCAACATACTTCACGATACGTCGACTTGTCTGTGGAATTATTATCTGATATAGAACACCTACTCCAGGGGGAGCAGTGAATCCCGGGGATACTGTTATTGTTCGTGTACCCCCATTATATGCAGTAATAGTCTGAATCTGACCAGCAGTAACACCAGTCGAAATTCTAATAGTACTTCCAATGTAAAAATCATCAACTGGACTAGATCCTACTGCTAATTGAACACTAGTAGAACTAAAACTGGCAGCTATAGCTGCCGTCCCTGTTGCGGGTTCTCTTGTATACTCAACTTCTAAGAAAGCTCCTGTCAGATTAGGACGAGAATCGACCGGTGATAAATTAAAAGCGGTGTGTGTAATAGGGTTCCCTACTCCACCATCGTAATCTAAACTCGTGCATACAAGCGGAATTTCCTTTCTAATAGAGTAGGTATGGGAGTTTAACCAGGGAGCAGAAATGGGACCACTACTAGCCGTAGAAGTAGCTGATCCCGATGTATCAAGACTTAGCAAATGAGTAAAAGAAAAGTAATTCTTTATTGGTCTTGTTTGGTTGAGTGTTTGATTATGAATCACGAACCCAGGATATGCATTAGGGCCTAGAGAACCGTCGGGTACAAATATGAGAGGGTTAAGCCCCAGGGGGGCTGCCATGTCAGTTGGGTCTTCTATTGTAACAGCGGTACCTAGAGGAATCGCGTCACTTCCTTTTACAGTGAGTTGCATCCTATCGTTGGTACCATCAGTTCCCAAAAATTTACTCTCGATTATTCGTAGTCTGGAGGCAGGTGCGGCGCTTACTAGCATAGCAGCAACATAATAGTTGTCTATTGGCTGCATTCTTCCGGCAACGGCGGAAAGAATGAAGGTTGTAGTCCCGCTTGCTGTTCCTGGGGCTGCGGCAAGAACAGTGAGAGGTAACGTAGCACCCGCTCCATTGGCGGTAAAAGCGTTCGCTACCCATGTGGTAGCAGGTGCAGCTTTTGATACAGGATCAACCGCGTCAACGGGCCCCTTTCGGCCTGTTTGAGAAATTGGTACTACAAAATCTGATGATTCGGGCCACTCATTTCTATTACGAAAATAAGAGTCTATCTCAAGATATCTAGCGTTTGACATTTATTAGACTTAAATATTATTTTAGATGGTAATTATAAATGTCTTATGCTACACGAGGAAATAGTTGCGATTGTTCTTCCATCGCTCTAACTAGCAACGCAAAATATATTGCACCCATGAGTAAAGTATATTATGACCCTTGGACTGACATGTGGATGTATCCTGGGCACACAGGTTTTACCTATCCTTTCCAACACCCATTTGGACCAGAAGTTTTGAAAGCTTGGAATCTAGATACACCATTGGTTAAATCACCAGGGCGGCGCAAAGATTCTAATATTCCATCGCAAAAGAAAAATGCTAAAAAACTAATACAACAACAAACTGGATCGTCTTGAAATTAATTTTCTGTGTATGAATAAATGTGGTTAACAATATTCTCTGTCATGTTATTATGTTCAGCTATAATCATGATAATAGTTGCTCAAATCACACGTCAGTGGCAAATACTTGATATAGATAAACCTCTAACACATACCAGTATAGGTTTGTGGAAAATCTGTACTGTTATAGAAGATAAACCAAAATTCTGCAATGCTTCGAAAACAGACGAAACTCATAGTCTTATTTTGTACACGATACGAATACTTAATATAATCAGTATTGTGTTACTTTGTATTGCATTGGTTGTTATTTCGAAGCATTTACGCTTTACTCTAATTGGAATTTCCTGTCTGATATCGGGGATATCTTTATTTCTATATAGTACTCAGCTTGAGAACTATTTTTCTCAGGGTTTCGACTCATTGATGTATTCTAAATATGGATACTCTTATTATTTACAAGCTACAGCAACAACATTCCTCTTTATTTCCTTAATGTCAGGGTGCTATCATATGTGATTTATTATTTTCAATAATAAATTCAGCCTTTATTTTTAGTCAAAAATAACTCTCTCTGATATTGAGTTCTAAGACGTACTAGAAGTTTTCCTAGCAAGTTGAGACCCTTTCCTCCTGCATCACCCCACACTAAATCTTCTCTGGTGCGATGTATGATAGGGGACAAACCTGTAGCGAGTAATACTTTGCGTAAATAAGGATGTTGGGAGAACTTAAATTTAAGAATTTTATACATAATTCCTTCTCTTACTTTCTCCCAGTCGTCTCGTAGATTTGCTCTTGCTCCCATATTTTTTGAGATTAGCGGAGTTCGTGCTGCAATCTGCTTTTTTACATACTCTTTGTTCTCGGGATCCTTGTATGCCTGTAGAGCAGCCTCCGACGTCGGAAACTCGCCAAAATTTTTGATTTTGACTGGGAATGCTGCAAAATTGGAGAAACCAGCCGTGCGGCCTACCTTATAGGCACGGTAAAAGCTTATGAACTTGCATAATTGATGAACAAATCCTTTTTGTTGGTATGTCTGAGGAGAACCAATTTGTCTCCATTTTTCTCTCATTGTTTTTCTATTACTGTGATACATTGTCGTGTGTTCAAGAGCCTCTCTCGGACTCATTCCAAAGATGTGACAAAGAAGTGCGGCTACTACTATACCAGATCTTCCATGACCTCCTTTGCAGTGTATATAAACAAGTTCTCCCTTCTTCAAGTTATATATGATATCCGCTATCTTTACAATAAAGGACGCAAATTTCCCTCGGTCATCAGGGACTTGATGGTCGGTTATCGGAAAGGAGATATAGTGATATTGGGTTTTGTAAGGCGTAATCTTTCTCTCGTGACTGCGAGTTAAGTTTACGAAGTTCCTTACCCCATTTTTTTCAAGTTCTTCTACAGCTTCCTGTGTAGGAAAGCTGCCAAACATCGCTCTGTCTTTAATGAAGTATGATGAACGTTCCATTTGGTACCTTGCTAATAATCCTATAGATGGAATGATTAATTCAATTCCAATTGTAAATACAAGTGTTGCAATATGATAGTATCATATTGAGTTAATGATTATTTCTTATACTATTTTGTATAAGAATTATTATTTCATTTTATTACAACATACACTTATCTCCTGTGCAGTATTTACTACCGACGGGAATATTACCTTTCACCTTATTGAAATCGGGTGTATTATACTCCGCTCGACGCTTCTCATACTCTTCCTTGGTACATGGACTGTATGGAGCCTGGGCGTAACCATGTCCGGAGTGAGGAAGCATACTCACTGACTTCAATGTAGGAATAAACATTGCCAACATTTTCTCTACATCCGGTCCATCCTTTTCCTTATCAAAGTAGATTGTCGCCGACACCATATTATCAGCATAACATCTTTGCATCTGGGCAACAAGAGAAAATTGTTCCCATGGGCTGACTTCTTCACATGGTCGAACTGCCCCATGATCTATGGCGAATTCGAATACGAGAGTATTATCTGAATATGTATCATCTTCGTGTGGAATATTAGCTTCCACCAGGGCAGGAACCAATGGAGAATCTTTACCAATCCTCATACGTCGCACTGCATATCTACTAACAGGGTAGTGTACTCCAGGAGTCACACCTGCCAAAAGAGATATACTTCCAGATGGTTTGACTGTTGTCACTCGTATAGAAGCGGGGACTCCAGCCTCTTTAGCTAGTCGCACGTTAGCATCTTTTACTACATGATATCCTTCGCGAAGGAATGTGGTCATCTTAGTGTAGTTCATATCTCCCCATGCGTCAGGGACTTCACCACTCGCCCACTGGGCAATTCCTGAGATGCTCACGCCAATCCTACGATTCCTGGCAATCACTGCATTAGTTTCTGGACGATGTGTAGGAAGAAGAGACACCGTGCTTGCATACAAAGTAGCGTACTCTAGTGCCTTATAAAATGTGTCTACATTTGCGCATCTAGGAGGGAACGTTTCAGCTAGATTACACAACTCAAAGTTTTCCAGAGCAATTTCACCACACGGATTACACAAAGTAGCCTTGTCGGGGACCTCTTTTCCATACCGACCAAACTTCTGCATATTGTGAAGATTAATCATACCAGGTTCACCATTGTCACGAATACGAGCTGCCATATCAGGAATATGGGTAAAGTCTTTGTATTTCTGTGTTGCTTCCAGTACGACCGAGTTATTACTCATCCACCCGATTTCTCCACGCTCTGGGTTCTTCGTGTAGTTCTTAAGATTGATAAATTCATCATCGTTAACTCCCCCAAGACATATCTCTGCTGAGCGCCTCACATTACCAGCAACTACACATGCTCCAATAGCATTGAATATATCAGCGACGAGTCTAGTATGGCCGTAAGGCTTCTTAATATCTACCTCAACCTCTTTCCACACACCATCGTCGTCAGGTTGATGAACTTTGGCCCTTGTTTCAAGTTTGCCCTTGCAGAATGCGTCAAGGTACCCTTCAATTCGTTCGTGCATCTTTTTCAATGGTTCTGCTCCTGATGATGTTCCACCAAATCCTTTGATAGGTTTTCCAGCCGGTCGAATAACAGAGTAATCAAATTTTGGAAACTTGTTTTTACCATATTTAGGGCTATCAATATAAGCACACATAAGTTTGATCAAACTCCTCACCCATCCTTCTCTTGAATCAGGAATCACGTATACATCTGAGTCTTTTTTATCAGGTGCTGTAGCTTTTCCTCTCCAGTGAGTAGAAAACCCAACACCTACTCCGTTCATCAGACAGTCCATGCTCCACTCAGCACTTAGGACAAGATCTCCAGCCGTATCAGTTGCACTGCAATTGTTAAGTGCTGTTGAGCCACGTTCATAAGTAAAGTCTGTACCCATCATCCAGAGACCACGACCGGGAGGAAGCCACTCCATTTTGAACATGGAAAGCGCCATTTCTTTAGCATAAGGCTGCCAGTCATCATCATTCCATTCGAGTGAGTTTCTTCCGTAATGCTCCTTTCTGATAGACATGACTCCTTGGATGACGCGAATTACAACGTCATGCCATGATTCGTTATCTCGAGAGTATGTACGGCGAAATACTACTTCGCCAAGACCATTGAACCCGAATTCGGGGGTAAGAGACTTAATTTCTTTTTTAGTACTTTCATTTAAAGTAAAGCGTTCAGTAACGGGTTTGATGCCAAGCACCTTAGTATTATTAGTATTAATATTAACCTTGGTATCTTCTTTGTGTTCTGTTTGAGACATGATGTTTTGATTTATCGTTGAATGTTAAATCTTTAGTTCAATTTTATTTTTTATCCCTATTGCTGAATTTGGTATTTCTCCAGGACCAGCTTAAAGTCGCTTGTAACACCAGAGATTAGTTCTCTTCTTTATGTGATAGAATTCCTCTTGAAGATAATACCCAGTTAATTGAAATCGAAAAGTTGTATTGCTAGTTATTTGAAAATTAATTTTATTAGCTCTATATTAATAAAAATGAACTCATACGCATCTATATCCGGTTTTGGCTCTAATGCACATTCAGAGGTGAACAACCCGTTGACCTATTGCCTGAATAATAATATGGACCAGAGGTTCTTGCATGGAGGTAACGCTGATACCTATGGCCAGCATAGTCGGCCTTGTCAACTATTTATGTCAGAATACTGTGCCAATGGATGGGACAGTTTCTGCGAAGCTGCTTCTCTTAATACCAACTCGTGGACCCCCAACAATATGCAATGTTCTCTCCTTAGCGGTGACGTTGCTTATCGCGGTCTTGTTGCGGGGGAGGTCCTCATCCGTAATACAGCTGCTCGTAAGTATCTCGTAAAGATGCTTGGAGCCGTAAAAAAATATGAACCGTTCGACCCAACTGTCCCGACATCCCCGCTTATAAGTTATTGGGTTCCAGACGATGGGTGTCCTCTGAGCAATTCTTGTGGAACCCCTGTTTATGCTGTGGACCCTAAGACAATTGATAGCGATCCTGTAATGGACAAGCTCCTTGCTAAGCCTGGTATAGCCCCCACCATAATGGTTAACATCTACAATACTATGAAACGACTTGGTACTTTAAAAGAACTGAAAGGCACTAAACTTGGTTATTTCTATACGGTTCATCCTTACTTTAAGGCTAAAGGAGGTGTATAGTCTGTTTAAAGAGAGGTAATGGAACATACAAATGTCATTCGCGATCCATGCATCACATCCCTGCGCAAGTAGCAATCCTCAACCTATTCAAGAATCAGAAGACGTTAACGAAAGCAAGAGCGAAAGCAAGAGCGACACCACTCAGATTTCTACAAAAGTTAAAGCTACAATTTCCAAACCTGGTTTTGGAGGTTTATCATCAACCCTAACTATGCACTCAACTGGAGAAATTGAAGATTATTATTGATAACTTCTTCGAAAAAACCTTTCTTACTATAAATGGTAGTAAAAACAACAATGGAAAAACGCGATGGAAGAATGCGCGTTTTCATCACATGGACATTGATAACAATATTAATTGTAGTTGCTGTTATAATAGGATATTTCTTGTACAAAAATTCTCATAAAGGTGGATACAAGTGCACAGAGGGTTCGTGCGTATTCAGTAAGGATACAACTCAGAGCAAAGAAGAGTGTAAAACAAAGTGTACAACTCTCCCCCAACAAGCAGCTCAGAGAGAACTACGAGACCAAGAACCTAGATTCTTATGTAGTATGCGTGACGGGAGAAGAGTGTGGGTTCAAGTAGATCCATACTCAAAGGACCATCCTCATGCATGGACCGGTAGTCAGATTACGAGTCACGCCAATACGGGCTACTGTCATCCGAACAATCAAAATAATTATGGAGTGTGTCCTGATATCGAGTGTAACACCGACAATGTCTACGTACTCCCATGGGGTTATAATGTTCCATTACTGTGGTCCAATTGGGTAGTTGTCAATCGCCCATGGTGGTGGAGGAGGTACCACCACCATGGTGGACGTGGTGGACGTGGTGGACGTGGTGGACGTGGTGGACGTGGTGGACGTGGTGGACGTGGTGGACGTGGTGGACGTGGTG